TTACGCGGAAATATAGGTGGCGATCTTATTCCATGTAATAATCTTACCGACACCGTAGGTATCGTCTTCGAGGGCAATTAAATTGCCCTTCTGGTAGTTGTATTTGTCCTGCACATCGATAGTCCTTCCGATAATTCCAACCTTCGGTACGATGTACCGGAAACCGAATTTATAACCGGTTTCGATCTCAGCTCCCTCGACATTGATCTGAAGGGAAAGGGTATCCCCAGCATCGATATCAGCCGCCATAACAGCAGAGCGAAGCTCATCGCTCAATTGGAAGGTGATAACTCTTTGACTCCTGAGCAGTTTAGTGGCGTAGATCTTACCAGAGCCTGGCATGTTGAACAATTGCAGGCCATTGTCTCCGGATATGGTAAGACCTCCCCAGGTGTTATTGATAACGGTATCCCCTCCGGTGATTGTGATACCACCAGCATACAGGCCATTGACCGTTAAAGTGCAGTCTACCAGCTTCAGCGGACTCTCCTGGTTAATAGCAGGCGGTGTCTTCCAGGAATCTGCCTGTGCTGCGATATAATAGATCTCGAATGCCTCAGTCCCTACCAGCTCAGCTATTTCCGAGAAGGTAATAACGCTGGGTCCGCCTGTTGGTCCGGTACAATCGGTTAAGGTGGCCGTAACCCATGTGCCATCTGCCTTTTGAATCCTGACTCTATGGATATTTTCCAGTCGTTCAGGACCGGTAGCCCCCGCGATTAGATCCGTGCTGGTCCCTCCGGCGTACCTAAGGTGGCCGTCTCCTGCGGTTTCCATTGCAGCAGTGTATTCCGCGAGGGTAAGCGTTGTGGTAGAAGTAAGCGTGCCGGTGGCCTTGATGAAATCTACCTGGCTCTTACCCCATCCTTTCAGGTCGCAACTGGACTTGATCCAGCCGCTACCAATCTCAACATTAAAGCCATTCACCCCCATGCCAGCGAACCGCTCGCTGAAAACCCCGTCTCCGAGCTTCTGGTATGCGCTGAAAGTGGGATGGTCTATCGAGGTCAATGGCGTAATGACGTGCTGCATTGCCAGCGTCCCAGGGTTTGTATCAGCGCATTCACCAAAATAAAACGCAAAAATCCAAGTAAGAAAATCTGCCATAGAGACATTCTGGCTCAGTGATCCGGATGCAGTCCTGGCCAGCTCGTATGTCTGCGTCGGGCCTTCTTTCCCGGTGATTCTGTCCCTATCGTCTTGCTTATCCGCTGATAGCTCAAACTTCATACCAGGCTCCCAGGGGAGCCGCATCAAGTTAGATTCCTGGTAGGTGCCAGCAGTAGTTTCCTTTGTCCTGGAAACCCATACACCGCCTAATTTATGGAGAGAACTTTTCATAATTTACCCCTCTTATCTCAGCTATACCCAAAGCTCACCTTTAAAATTAATCTACTGTTAAATCAAGGTACTGTACAATTGTTTCATATTTTGATTGGAAATATTTATTTTTTGTAGCCTATGATAATAAAAATGGTAATAAAAACTACTATTATATGATCTCTCTACCCAAACGTTTTGAATAGTACTGGGTGTGGAAACATTTTTATTCCCTACAAACAAATCGATATCGTAAAAGCTGGGGAAATTTAAACCGTTATCTATCAATGAGTATCTGTAATGCGGAGAAACTGTCATATTACCATCCAGGTCAGAAATTGCCATCAGAATGATATTGTCAGTATCTATAAAAGCATGAGGATCAATCCTTCCGGTGAATAAAAAATATAAAGAATTGTCTAATTTCTCTATTCTTGGAAAGTTGCCATACACATAGAAGCTTTCGTCAATACTAAAAAGGAATTTAGGGGTTCCAACCAATGCCAGAGCTGGGGAACCGGTCGCTTTTTGCAGGTAAACATCGAAAGTTCCAGCTACGGATTGCTTGATGTAAGTAATGTAAATATCGTCTCCGGAGACGACCATATCTCCCCGCATAGGATAAACAGTAGTCCCTACATCGATAGATAAAACCGAGCCTGAAACCGTACCATCTACCCCAGCCACGAATAATACCAGATCATGATTCGGGAGTGCAGTTCTACAGCTAATGCAGTAGAACGTGGTATCCGTTTTCATGATAATTTGTGGAAATTGAAATTGGCCACTTATATTAATCTCCACAGGTGTTGTAGCCCCTGTCAGATCAGCATTTACTCTGCCTATATATAATTTCAAATCGGATTGGAGATACATACACAAATAGACATAACCATTACGGGTACTATGCATGGACAGACCATCATAGGCGGTTGTATAAATCTGGGTGTTATTGATCCAGACAGATCCGCTCCCCGAACCTTTTAGATATGCACAGAACAATCCCAAATATGAATCACTAAAATCAACAAAAGCAGAAAGACTGCAAACATCATTTGATTCTGCGAGGAAATTAAACGATTCTACAGTGGGAGATAGGCTCTTCAGCGAGTCCAAAGCCTCAAAGATTGTATCGTTGATAATAGACATCGGAGGCGATGAAACCACGATAGAGGCAATCGGAGCATTTTCGCTCTTACAGACAATGTCGAACTTATTCATCGACTGTACCAACACAAAAAATTCAGTCAGGGTATACTCGGAGAAATCAGCAATATAGTTGGGCATTGGAATTTCCCACTCCACATACCCTTCCCCAGAGGCTGTAATTGTACGGGTTTCCCCTATGTTGGTTCCTGCCGTAATGGTCAACGTAGCACCGACAAAAAAATTAACATCCCTATCTGTCAGGTCATTATCATATAATATTGTCTTAGTATAGGAGCCCGTTGCTATCCCTGCCCGTACACCCTCTTTCTTGGGAAAGATTTTGCAGGCAATATCTGCCGTTCTGGCAACTTCCTCGTATGAATTTCCCCCATCATACGAAATGGAGATAATAGCCTCTTTATAGAAATGGTCCATTGGCGGGACAAAGGTAATGGCAATAGCCTTTCGCCACTTGCCATCAGGCTCCCGTTCCCCCGCATCCTCCAAAACCAAATCGGTCACCGGATCAGGAGCATAGAGTGGATTACGGGCCGCCATAGCATTAGATTCCTGTTTCCCTGAGCAATAATCGTGGTAAATGCCCGGATGCTCCCGTTTGGCAATGATTTCCATCTCTCTGTGTTCCTGTCGTTCCCGGATCTGGAGAATCCGAAATAACAGGCCATCCCCTGCATAATAGGCTGTAGCGGCATAGGTCTCTACGCATGCTACATAGGTCCCTGGGCAAGCCGCATTGCCGCACACCGCCTGCTGGGTGCATCCTGATCCCCACATCAGGCGTGAGGAATTAATCTCTATAACATCCCCAGGATTGCAATGAACGCTATTCAGCCCGGCAATAAACTGGCACACCCCATTTCCCAGCCGGATACCGTCCAAGTGCATCTGGGCCAGCCTTCCGGCCTGGCTGAATCGATTGCTGGGCAGTAGGTCGATTTCTCTCGATATGGTTTCAAGATCTTCCGACTGAGCTATAGGATCATCTACAACGGCCTGGATGATCTCAAAATTACCCTTCCGGATCTGGTAGGTGGACCCGGAAACAGGCTGTGTCTGCCAGTTATCTTCGACCGTAGCCACTTTCGTGCTGCCGTTATAATCAATAATATCCTTTATCTGTCCAACCCCTGTCCCGGTCAGAATCTCAATTACCATGCCGTTATATTCATCATCATCAGCACTGGCTGTTGCGGCCAGTGTGATAGTCTTGGCACCGCCACCAGTGGCAGTGCCTGCATGGTATTCATACGGTGCCTCAGTGAATTTTGCCTTAATCTGATTTGCCCGGCGATCAGTCCCTTCAGGGGAATATTTCAGGTCACTGTGGTTATCATTATTGAAGACCTGCACTACAGGATCATCGCCTTTTTGCGGGGTAAGATAAAACTTGCCTTCCTTATGGATAAGGAAGGAATTACAGGCACCGAGCATAACGAGGAGATGGTCCATTCCTGACTTTCTCGAATCTATAATGTAATTGCACTCAAAGCGAGGGCCTCCATCGTCGGCCATGATCTCGGCATAATAGGTGGCCGCTGCCTTGAATGAATCTAAATCCAGCCATGATCTTGGTATCCCGGCCCCATAATTTACCTTTGGCATGCCTATGCCATCGGGGCGGTCAGCAGCCAGAAAATCATAAATACACCAGGCAGGGTTATTGGTGTAGGCAAAACGATCAATATCTTCAGGATCAGGCCACCCTGATGGGATATATACTTTCAACCCCTCGACAATGGACGAAACCTCCAAAGAGGTTGTCCTGACGTAATTGTTCGGTGAAACCTCGATATAAATATAGGCGGTGTCTTTATGTTCTGTGCCGGTCCGATCTCCGAGATAAACCTGATTGGTAAATTTTTGTATTAAACAATCCCGTTCCTCCACTTCTTCCTCAAGGTTAGCCCCCGTTACCTCTATAATAAAAAAGCCGAAAGAGGAATGACTAGCAGTGCAAAGCAGAATAACTCCACTATTCGGGCCTTCCTGGATAGTAATCTTTGCTCCAACCCAATAGTTTGAGCTTAGTTGATTTGAACTGAAAGAAGAGGGATTGAATCTAAGATAGTTTTTTTTAGTTCCAGTGATCGTTCGAATGATGTCAATCTTCAGATCAGTCAATAGCTTGTTATTTATCCTGATTTCAGAGGCATTGTAGATTTCACCTTCTCCCAGGCCAACCCAGATGAGCATATGGCTCAGCGTAGCCTGCTCCTGACGGAATACGTTTCCCCATACCTTATTCTTGCCATAAACAATCGGTATAGGGATGCCTGTGGCTATGGTATTTCGATCCACAGCCAATTCATACGCTTGAGATTGGGGTGTGAGGGCCTTCGGAGGATCTAATAAGCTGCCCAGGGAACTGCCTATGGCAGCTCCGTACAGGGCACCTACAAAGATACTCCAGGTTGTAGCTTCCGCTGCACCTACGGCAATGGCGCCGCCCATCAATGCACCAAATCCAGCTCCAATAGCTACTCCTGCCGGCATTTAATCACCCCTTTCAATCTCTTTTGCCAGTTATCGGAAAGGTCGGATATGACCGATCCGGACTGACGGGTCATATGAAGAAAATTATGGGTATAAGGGCAAAGGGTCAGACAAATCCCCAGATGGTCTATCGCTGAGGGCGATTTAAGTGCAAACAGAAGAATGTCACCCTGCCCATAATTAGCTATTTTGAAAATAGCTATCGAATATACAGGTATAAACGATCGAAGGAGCAGATCAACCTGCCTTCGGTAAACTTTTCCCTCCGGAGAGGGAAAGATAAAACAATCGGCAACGCATGGCTTCATGCCCTGCTCTTTCCAGAAGCTTCGGACCAATCCGAAGCAATCATTACCCTGCCGATCTCCGGCAGTGCGCTTGTAGCGTAATCCCACGAGCTGGCGGAGGCGGTCGCTTTTAAGATTTCTCCCTTCGGTCGAAATGACACTGTTACCTTCCATAGCACTACTTTCCACATTACCGTTTTCCATAGCATTACTTTCCACACTATCAGATTTCATAGCACTACTTTCCAGAGTATCCCTCTCCTGGTTCATCCCCCGTATCTCCGCAGGTTTTGGACATCAGCTATTTCCGTAAATCCGCTGAAATTGGGCTCGTTATGGAATTGATCTCTGCATGTATCCAATGTCTTATCGCATCCGCGATATAGGTTATATGCATCACCGGCCATAACCGGAATAGACAATGGCAATGCCCAATCTATATAGTTTGATCCTGAAGCTATAATCAGTCTCTTTTGTCCTGCATTTGCTCCGCTGGTGATATGCACATAACCGTAACGCCAAAAATTGACCGCCCAGTTATATGAAGGCCCGTCTTGAATCCTCGTCGTAGTGCTACCGGTCTCGGCAGTCAATCCAATCTTGGATAATGGCTCCCAGGTAATAGTATAGGCATCTCCTGCACTTATCGTATAGGTCAATGGAGTTGCCCATTGAATATAGCCCGTAAAGGAGCCATTAACCGTTCTGCTCTGACCGGCATTCGCTCCGGATAAAATTTTCAGCGTACCCAGGAAAAAAAAATTGGTCGGACGATCCAGCGCATCATCATTCAGCCTGGTAGTAGTGCCGCTGTCAGCCTGGCCTGCATAGGTCAGACAGGATACATCTCCGAACTGCGAATTGCATGATCGTTGGTACATCCTGCGAGGGCATTGGATCTGGAGGGTATAGATATGCTGGACCACATCAATGGAAAAATTATTGGAATCAAGGATGGGATTGGCCAGATAGCCGGAAAATAGCAGCCGGTCATTGCCTGCGGTCAGAAGATTACGAAATACCTGGCGGATATTACACTCACAATTTGTGAGCCGGTAATACTGCATGAGGGAAGTGAACCCGCGATTCGTATTATCAAGGGATAGGCCGACTTTATCTGCCTTGCCATCCGCTGTCCTGCTGACCTCTGATCGGCGGACAGCCCAGGCAGTGTATGTGTGGCTGTTGTAGCTTACGGACAGTCGGCTATTAGCGTAGTAATACCACGTCCCATTGATCTTGAACTCGTACAGGTCAACAGGCTGGGTTTCTTCTTTGTCTTTTTCAGTCAGGTACGCTTCGGATAGAGACATTATGGACTCCTAAAAGAAGGCTATTAGTAATGCAGGCTGTAGGTTGTTAGGCTGTAGGCTGTTAGGCTAAAAGCCTACAGCCTATCTACCTACAGCCTAAATGCCTACAGCCTAAATGCCTGTCTTCCTCAATTCGTTATCTCGAATACCAGGCTTATCTTTCGCCTGGTATTAGTCTGTGTAGCAGGAGGAATAGGCCCTATGAAATGTACCGTGTAGGTTGCGCCGTCCAGGAGGCTGACGTAATAAAACGCTTCCCAGGGGCCTTTCCTGGCCTTCAGGAAATTCACGATGTCCGTGATCTCAGACGTGGCCCGGTTCACGAAATTTAAATGAAATTTATGCCCTATCGGGTCAGGATTATTCAGGTATCGCTGCTGGGCTCCGGATATATACTGCGTCTGATCAACGTCGTAATCAATTTCTTCCTTATACTCGTGATTGGGAATCCAGGTGAAGGTCTGTATGGCCATTATCAGTTATCTCCGATTCTGAAACATATTGTAAACCTGACCCCTGTCGTTATGGTCGCGGACAATAATGCCTGCAATGGTATCCTTCTCTTTGGCCAGCATCCGCTTTACCGAGTCACCATCCAGGGGATTGACTATATTAATCGTGACGTTCTGTGTAGACTGGCCGCTGCCCCCGCCACCTCGCATCTCCACAGGGATTGAACGGCCCCGGGATAATGGCACGAACGCCTCTGGGCCTGCTTCACCCGCCAGCGTGAAGGTGGGACGATTGAGAACTCCGCCTTCGGCCATGAATGGGGAATTAGCCACCCCCTGCATGGTCTGCCATGTCATCTGTTCCCCCGACCAGCCTGCCGTTATAGATCCACCGAATAATGATCCAAATAACGCTGTTGTCATTTTCTGCGCCGCCATATTAGCCATAGTCTGAGCCCATGCATTCCAGATGCTGTCACAAAATCCTTTCCAGAGATCCTTCAGATTGAGGATCTTCCCGGTGAACATATCAAAAAAGTAGCTGGAAAAATTCGCCTGGGCAGCAATTGACGCCTCCCTTGATCTGCTTTCCATCCAGCCATAGAATTCATTCATTTTTGTTTTGGTTACCTCAAAGTTTTCGAGCTGGATTGTCTGCCTTTCTTCCTGCTCTTTTGCCCATGCTTCATAATCCGCTTCCTCTTGCTGGTTAAATTGATTTTGCAGTGAATTACTTGAGGCTTCCTTGAATTGCTGATCAGCTATCCGGGTATTTTTCCAGTTAGATTCAGTATTGTATCCCATCTGATGGAGCTCTTTATCTCGTTCCAGTTTGGCTATTCTGGCAGAGATATCGTCGTTCTCAACTTTATCCCGGATCTCCTGAAGTGATTGGCTCATTGATACTTGATCAGAGGGGCCACCGGCTGACATGCTGGCCTTTTTGGCCTGGAGTTTTGCCAAAAGCACTTTTTGCTCATCTTCCGCTTCCTTGCGGAGACGGTCAGCCTCTGCTGTTGCAGCGTTTTCCTCCCATGCATTATCACGGGTAAAAAGGTTTGTACCACCACTTAGGATATAATTTCCAAGCATCCACCCGCCGCCGCCCCCTACCAAAGCAGTACCAGCCACAGGCGCAGCTACCATCAGCGCTGTCAGAGCAGCAGTTCCTCCCAATCCGGCGATAATAGGCGCCACTTTAGCCAATATCAAAGCGAGTGTTCCTAATGCCCCTGCAACGGCGGTAATTGCTCCGGCGATAAGAATGATTTTGGTTACTGCAGGATGTTGCTCTATAAAATTGGTAAGCCCTTCGATAAAACCCTTAAACATATCAAGGCTGTTATTCATAGCATCGCTTTTAGTGATTGCCCCGCCTATGGCCTCTTTCAAATCCCCATAGGCATTACTGAGTTGTATCATCTTCCCGCGATAGGTCTCAGCATCCCGCTGTGCCCTGTCACCATATTTCTCGTTAATCAGTGCCAGTACAGCCGCAAATTTCTCAGTCTTCGGGATATTATCCCCAAGAATCAGGCCATACCTGGACAGTGTGCCGGTCTCACCGGCGAACGCCTTTCCGACCAGCTCAGAAGCTGCCCACAGGTCAATTTTTTTGGCAGCGGCCAGGTCAAGGGTAGCTTTGGTAGCCGCCCTTACTTCCCTTACAGTCATGCCATATCCTTGCAAGTTTGCCTCAATGGAGATAATAGCCTCATCTCCATATTTGGTTACACCCTGCAATGCTCTGGCATAGTCAACCAGCTCCTGCTCGGCAATTGGAGTATAGGTGCCTGCCTTTTGCATGGCTGCGACCAGATCGTTTAATGCATCTTCCTGGACCATCGCTGCTTCCGTGCACTTATAGAATGCAGCGGTTATGCTGGCGCTGACTGCTGTCAGCGTTGTAGCTATGCCCATCCAATGATCTTTGACAAAGCTTTTTAACTTATCGAGCTGATTTTGAGTATCGTCAGTCGCTTTGTCTACGACCGGGCTCATCTCGTCTTTCGCCTTTAGGACAACTTCTACCTTGTTTTCAGTCGCCATTATCTTCCTCTTGCTGTGCTCCGGCTTCCAGCGCCTTTACTTCCTGGTTAATGACTCCGAGTGCCATCCATTCTTCCATGCTCAGATCATTCTTATCGAATGGGTATCCAGCCTGCTGCAGACTGTAAACCGAAAAGAGATGAGCAACCCAGGGATGGACTTCCTTTAACCATCCTTTGCAGTTTGCACAGGCCCAATCTCTTGCTATTTCCTCGTAATTCTCTAAACACTTTGTCTCGTGCTCCTCAGTGCAGATCCGGCCATTGAGCAGGGCCTTGATCTGCACTCTTAGTTTTTTTCGCTGATTTCCTCTGCCTGATCTTCAGTCTCCGCTTCATCCTCCAGGTCTTCAGTTGACTGGACCCTTGCGCCCTCGAATACGTGAGCGGTCATTGTTTCCACCATGTCGGCTGCATAGCTGGCGACCAGTGTTTTCCAGTCAGCCCGGTAATTAGGGGATGATGGATCGGAGGAAATAGGGACTGCAGGGGCATTTTTCTTACCTGCCTGTTCAGCCTTACCTGCCTGATCAGCAGTATCAGCGTATAGGAAATCACCCTCACGAATCCCCATGAGGATAATCAGGCCATACTTCTGACGCGCTTCAGCTATGGTCACTTTAACCTTGCGGCCCTTCGCGCTAAACAGTGAGGAGTTATATCGCTGCCTCTCCTCTGTGGTCGGGGTGCGATAGGAAAACTCGACATCTCCCCCTCCGATTGGGTCTGTTATAGTTATTTTGTTTCTTACGTCTTTGCCGATGATTCGCATTCCATTATCTCCTTATTAATAAGTTTGCTCAGTTTCTTCTCTGTCATTTCGACCAGTTTCTTCTCTGTCATTTCGACCAGTTTCTTCTCTGTCATTTCGACCAGTTTCTTCTCTGTCATTTCGACCAACGGGAGAAATCTTATAAGTGAGCGATATAAGATTTCTCCCGTTGGTCGAAATGACAGAGGCACCAACAGATGCCTCGAAATAATGCGTCTATCTCACATAGTCTTGAATATAGCTTTGCTCAGTCATAAAGAGCGTGCTGTAAATTGCTATGGAATTGTCGAAATAAATGCCATCCTGGGATTGGATCTCCATCGGGAGCAGGTTTAATCCCAAGGAATTATTCACTAATAATTCATTCATCCGCCTGATGACCTCATAAACTCCAGTATTAGACTTAGATCCCCTCCGTGCCCACTCCGGGCCTCTCAGGGACTCCTCTACGGTAAACAGGCCCCAAAACATGGTTTCGTTAACCTGCTGGTTATTGTTTTGAAATTTTGACCCGGCGTAAATGGTAAAAATAGCAGGAGTAATGCCCTTGACCTGTTCGATCAAATGTTCTGCATCTTCCTTTTTTTCAAGTTCCCCCTGATAGGTTTTCAGTGTTTTGAGAATTTGAGGGGGGACAGGCGGTGGATCAGCAGGGTTGTCAGGATCTATCCACAGCGGCTTTAGCACCTTTAAAATAGCGTCTTCAACATCTATAATAGAATATCCAGCCAATCCTCAATCCTCCTCTTTTTAGGTTGTTTAGGCTGAGGAATGCAGGTTGTTTAGGCTGTAGGTATTTAGGCTGTTAGGTTAAAAGCCTAAATACCCACTGCCTATCTTTTCCTACCTAACAGCCTACAGCCTATCCACCTACAGCCTGTTTTCCTCTATTTCTCTCCCAAAATATGGCACAATAGGCACTTTCTGAGATAATCCCAGTCTTCCGGGAGCATCTGCAATATGGTTCGCTTTGGCATGGTTACCGACTTTCGCAAAGCATACAATGGCGATAACCCGCCACCCGGCAGCTTTTGAAATATGATGCCATTGCCATCCTTTCCCTTCTTTACGAAAAAGTTTTTCTCCCCCAGGGAGCGAAGAAAATCACGAGGCCGGATGCCTTCAGGTGCATTGATGGGAATGGCCAGTGCCTTAGCGTTTCGAGGGACAATGGTCCCGCCCTCTTGGTGTATCCGTGCCCTGATATCAGGAGAGCCCATAGTGAAGGAATTGGCATCGTGCTTAAAGGTGAAGCTGTTTCGCAGCAGTCCCTTATCCAGGAGTGTCTGCCCGCCATGCTCTTCTGCCCGCTTTGATTTCGGCCATTTATCCGGGCGGCCACCTTGACGGAAAGTCGTCTCGATACTTGACCTCATATGCCCCCGGAAATCAGGCCAGGCAGGGGAGAGGTCGGCGGCTCTCTGACCTGCTTTGGCCAGGATCTCCGCGACTTCCTTTTGCCCGGTTATGTCGATGGTGATTTGCATTACAGTCGTCCTCTTGCGTCCTATCTTGCGTCCTATCTTGCGTCCTCTGTCATTTCGACCGGAGGGAGAAATCTTAAAGCTTCCGCTGACCTTAAGATCCCTCACTCCGTTCGGGATGACAGAGCATCCCGAAAGCAGGCTATTAGGCTGTTAGGCTCTAAAAGCAGGTTGTTAGGCTGTAGGTTTTTAGGTTTTTAGCCTAAACACCTACAGCCTAAATACCTACAGCAAGCAGGTTGTTAGGCTGTAGGTTTTTAGGTTTTTAGCCTAAACACCTACAGCCTAAATACCTACAGCCTGTTTTCCTAATACTGATCCATTTTATCCGAATCGAAAATCTTTGTCCGCGCCCTCAACGCTGCCGTAGCCTGGGGAGAGATCGGAGATGTATCACTGATACCGATCTGTATCTCTCCCTTGTTTATCTTTGCCAGGAGCGCCTCCTGGGACTTCTTCATTTCCTCAACGGTCTTATCTCCCTGACGCTTCCTGGCAAAGAGCTCACAGATAGTAAGCTTAATAGACATCTCTACCACCAGGGCCGGTACCGGTGCCGAAAACGGCACCGTATACCGTGCCTGGCATAAGCCATCTATTTTCCGGTCTGCGCTGGACACACAGGAGTTGAAATTATCCATGTTTATGGCTCCAGTGTCGGCGTCATCTGTCAGCTCGATAATCTTTGCCTCTTCGAGCTGTCGCTCAACTTCCTCTAATGTGCAATAAGCCACTGCTTCCTGCCTTCCTTATTTGCTCTTGGTCTTACTCTCGGCCTTACTCTTGGTTTCCGCTCCGGAATCAGCCGCCTGGCTGGTAACGGTTTCACCAGTGGCGTCCTTCACTTCCTTAGCGTTCATCACTTCCTCAAACTTGTTTCGAACTCCGGTTTCAATCAATTCCCTGCCAACCGCGTCAGAATATTCCTTCACTTCACCCTTACGGTGAATCCCCGTAGATGTTCTGATCTCAGATCTTGGTCCGATAAATCTTACTTTCATGGTTAACCTCCTCAAAAAATGGCTCTTAATTACTAGCTTCTGGTTATATGAGATAGGACAATTTCCTATCTCCTAAACCCCTACAGCCTAAACCCCTGAATACCTGGTTACGTTGAAATCGTGTCACTGAACAAAAACCCCAGATCAGACCCGGTAATTTTGCAGTCAAACCGCTCGATTCCTTCGACTACATCTCTGTGATTCTTATCCTCTCTCCATCGATTAATAATCCTGGCAAGCCCATTCTTTGCCCAGGAGTAAAGATATGCCGACGATGGGTTTTTGATCCCGGCAACTGGCGGCCTATATAGCAACAAAGCAGATCCTTGACCCGTATTAACTTCCCATATCTTCTTTCCGCTAAAATCAGTTCCATCGGCCTTTTCAACCGCTGTTGATACCAGGGCATCCCCGATGAGGACTTCATCAAGTTCAAAGAGAGCCGCGATCAAAGGTGCGCTGACAATGCCTCTCTCGACATACTTAATGCGCTCCAATACGGTAGACTCGCTTTTTACTGCTCCGAGAGTCCCACCGTCCATGATCATGACATTCGGCCTTTTGCCAGTACGGTCCAGGATGTACTTAATGCCATATTCCACATCGGCAATGAAGGTATTGCTTTCCCCTGCCACCCATGTCCCTTCACAATCCATAGCGTGTCCGGCAGCCCAGTTAGAGCTGGTCAATAATTTGGAGGCTACCATAACCTCCTTCTTCAGCAGGATTTTACTTCCACAATAATCGGTTGCATCAAGTTCGGGGTTTAGGGGTGCGTCAGCGTTTTCCCTGTCATCATCGAGGATATTTACGGCAAATCCATAAGGATTGCAGTAAAATGTATCAGCCGAGATGGGGAAATCTCCTCTGGGAGATTCAGCCCCGCCAGCAATCAACCCGGCTTCATCGCGGAAAATTGCCCCTTTGGGGAAATAAAAATACTTATCCGATTGCTTTCCTACAGGAACCGTTAGAACCGCTCTGTCAGCAATGAATTCAGCGTTTTTATACGCTATCAATACATTGCTGAGAGGCGTATCGACATGAAGAACTCGTCCCATTACTTCCTCCTTTATCAAGCGGCTGGAAGCCGCTTCCACTATGCTTGATCAGTTAATCCTGATTAATGAACGACCGTACCTAGACTGTAGATAGTACACGTTGTGGCTGAATCCATAACACAGAGGAATCGCTTGCTGTTGTTCTGGGCAATGGTCATGGTGCCTGAGAGAGTAACATCTGCCCCGGCAGTTACCGTGATTGTCTCGGAAGCATCCGCAGTATTCCTGATGGTGAATTCAAAGCTCAAACCGGTGACCGTACTGCCAGCTCCGGCAGCTACCAGGGCAGCGGCTATCAGTGTCCCGGTAGGAGTCACGTCAGACCTGGCCCCGCCAGCAGGATCTCTGAGAATAAGTCCTCCGAGAAACTGTGCAGCCGTATAGGTAACGACATCGGCAGTAGCGAGAGTTGACACGGTTGTCTTGCCTATCAGCGGGTTAGCTCCTTTGGGCAGTGGGCCAATAAGATCAACCGACAGCAGTTCATCCTCAGCGGTCGAGGCAGCCATAACAAAGGCTCGCACCAATTTTGGATTAGAGGACATGTCAGCGCCTTTACCGTTATCAGTCGCCGAAACATATTCCAGCCCGACAAACTTGCCGATAGCAATAGCCGCATTAGCTACGAGTTTGCTCTTGCCAATGATCATAACATTACCACCGCGTCCTGATTCCGGGGCGTCCTGGAGGATTCCCAGGGGAACATCTACGGCAGAGTTAGCGAGCCTGATCTTGCCCGTCGTTTCGTCAAGTACGACAAAACAATACTGGTAATCTGATAGATCCTCCGCCGCTTCAAATGGAAGGCAAAGGACTTGATTTTCTGTAGACATTTATTTTTTCTCCTTAATTTTGAAAGAAGGCTATTAGGCTATAGGTTTTTAGGTTTTTAGGCTAAATACCTACAGCCTATCTACCTACATCCTGTTTTCCTAACGGTCTAGCTGTTATTGGCTTCCGGGGCAGATTCCATGTGTTTCATGGCCAGGACAGGATTCTCCTTCTGCACTTCGCTGAATGCCTGCCTGTAGTTCAAATCCTTGCATTCCTGCATCTTGCGGACGGTAAGCTCATGGAGTCTGTCTCCTGCGTCACCACTTCCCTGTCCCTGGGGGGCCTTGCCTGTGGTAATGACTTCCTTAAAATTAACAACAGCGGGGAGGCCAGCCACAAACCGCTTGAACCAGTCACGCTGGCTCATCGTGGGAGTTTGGCCTTCAGTGCCAGCCTCCGCAAATTTAGCCAGCTCCTGATTGGCTCCGGAATCCAGGGTCATCGAAAAGTCCACGATGCCAGCAGCTACCCAGGCGGGGAGGGCCTTTCCTTCCTTGATCCGGGCTTCGAAAAAGCTGCTGACCTCTCGCGTCTCAGTGGTTTTCTTAACCCTGGCAAGCTCCTCGTCTTTGGCCTTGAGCGCCTCCTCATCAGTCTTTTGCTTCTCCCTGAACCTGGCAAGCTCCGCGTCTTTATCCTGCAGGGCTTGATCCTTCACCGCTTGTGCCTCACGGAATTTGGCAAGCTCCGCGTCTTTATCCGCCAATTGCTTGGCTAATTCCTCTCCTGCCATGTCTTCTTCCTCCTGAAAGGTTATGGTTATATATTGGCCTGCGCCCTCTGAAAATGAGGCCTGCGGAAGGCCCTTTATCGCCGGTGATTGTACTCCAAGAAAGGTAACAGCCCTTAAGTAAGGGTATCCCTTCCCTTCATAGTCTTTGTAGATCTCGACAGAGGGCTTTTTGTAACGCCCCGCCCTAAACCCCTGGAGAAAGTCCTCTGATACCTGCCTGAATCTGGCAAAGAGGAGATCCCCTTGCCGTTTCAGTTGTGAAACCCAGCCCAGGGCAGGGCCTTTGTCCTGATGATCAAGGGAAATCGGTGCCTCATGGGCACCCTGCGGATCATAGCGACGCACGATCTCATCGAGATCCTGCTCGGAATAATCCCCTTGAGGGTATTTCCCCGCTCGGAATACTGCTACCCAGTCAGTTTCCTCCTGGCCGGTCTGGGCCTGTCCTGTTGGTGCGGTGGCCTGTGTTTGAGTTACTGTTTCTGTACTCATGTTATGTTAACCTCTTGTCGAGACGTCCATGATTGGCCGCCTCCATCAATTTGCGGCGGGGCTGGCCGCAACGGAGACCCTCTACCATCGAGTTCCTCAATCACCGCCCTCTTGGCCAGCCCCTTCTTCATGTGTTCTGTACTCATGTTATGTTAACCTCATGTCGAGACGGCCATGATTGGCAGCCTCCATCAATCTTTTTGCGGTTTGCATCATCGATGACCATCGCATTATGGTTTTCCTAAATCGCATCACTATATTTTCAATCATCGCCTGACCAAACCATTCGTAACACGTTTGTCGTGGGTTTTGTCGTACGGATATTATTCACCCCCAGCCATCCTCCCCCCTCAAGGGGGAGGGGATAGGGTAATGGTAGCGGTTCAGTTGTTTTTTCGCTGGCGACTGACCACTGTCCACTAATCTAAAGAAGGTTATTAGGCTATAGGCTGTTAGGCTGTTAGGCTAAAAGCCCTATCTACCTACAGCCTGTTTTCCTACAGCCTATCTTTTCCTATAGCCTATCTACCTATATTCTCACACCCCCTGCATATACTTCGCAAACGCATCCTGGAGTGCCTGCGGATACTTCGACATATCCGGGTCCCATCCGATCTTTGCCGGGTTTAAGTCCCAGCCTTCATCGGGCAATAGGGCCTGAACCACAATCCCCCTATCCTTACTCTCATAGGGCCGGTTGTACAGCTCCTCACCGGTTTGAACTTTCAGCCCCATATCCTGTACTTCCTCCAGGCTTAAGGAAATAACCTGGCAGCGGCACATGAACCCGTTAGGCGGATAAAAGTGATCCCAGAACGGGTCATCGTACCTGGCAACTTTTCCGTCCAGAGCCAAATGAGCAGGGCGTGTCCGGTCATCATTTATGGCTGAATACATCCAATATGGCCGGTCAGCAGTCTCTTCAAGCATCTGGGAATAACGCCCGGCATTGTAATTCACCTGCAGGCCGGTCCGATAGGTATTCCATACACGCCAGAGCTTTGGTCCGGTCCACCCATGATCCTCGATAACATTTCTTATCGAGTCGCAAAAATCTACGAATTGAATACCGTTTTTCGTTGCGTCTCCAAGAGCCTGATAAACTGTATTCAACTCATCAAGCTTATTAATCCCAGCCATGCTAAAGGCTTTTTGCTTTGCCTCAGCATTGAGCTGGAGATAAATACTCCGGGAGAGTGGCACCTTACTTTGCCAGAATTTAATGGCCTCCAAGAATGGCATAATTTCTGGAACAATAGCAGGCATTATCTGGCACCTCTATTCTTGCGTTCCTGAATAACCTGATACCGGCCCCACATTTCAGCCGCAAAGAGGGACTGCTGAAGTACCTCCTCATATTTTGATATATCCATATGAGGATATGCGGCCAGAATCCTTTGCTGTAATTCATCGTAGGATGAACATGACTTTGCCAGCTTGACAATATCTTCAGACATACCATCAAACGCACCCCGGCTCTTACCAACCGCTTCATCAATCATGTCCTCGATGGCCTGCTGAGCAGGGGTAAATCTTTGTCCGGCAAAGGAAGATATCTGCTGGTTACCCTTCGAGTTATCCACAGAAAAAACAGAGCTCGCAGCGCTCGGTAAATCTGAGTAATTACCGGCTCTCCCGGACGTTTCCCCAGGTACCGCATTGTCATTTCGACCAACGGGAGAAATCTTCCCCTGCCCCCCGTCTTCCCCTGCCCCATTGCCCCCGTCCAATCCTGCCCCCTGCCCACCGGCTAACCCTGCACCCTGTCCCATAGGAGATGGCTCCACAATAGTAAAATCGGCAGGGTCCATATTGTAGGATTTCTCAAAATACCCAGGAGTGGGTCTCCATCCGCAGATAATCAGGTTTTTATCCCTCTCGCTTCGATCCTTCTGAACATCTTCTTCCTCAATAAAGGAAAACGTCGGATACCCTGCCCCGTCAACATTGAAATCTACAGCCCACTGGATAAACTCAGACAGCGTGCCGATAACCAGCTTATCTCCCAGCTCTACCAGGTCAGTTCTGACCTCCTGGTGGGTTTTGCTGGCAGCATAGCTGCCCTGGCTGCCTGTTACCTCAGTGGTTAGCGTCTGGCCTACAATGGCCTTGCTGGACTCAGCATTAGCGGCCTGGATAAGCCGCTCGTAGATATCGGCACTGGCGGACTTGCTTCCACTCTCCTTCATATCTACGCTCTCATTGTCGTTTATGACCGCCACTGCATCCTGGATCATGTCTTCAAGCATGTCGGCCAGGGCCTCCCGCTCAGGACTTCCGGTGCCTGGCGGCACCTTGCCCACCATGAAGGGCATGCCATATTTTTCGGTGAACACAACCCAGAATTTGAACCCGCCTTTTTTGAAGGTCACAGGCCAGAAACACCGGCTCAGAACCCGCTCACCGTAAGGGTTCTGATAGCTGTCCAGATGCCTTGCCAGGAGGATTTTCTTTTCCCCGATCTCTTCACCCCTGATCATGTCTCCCCTGGTCAGGAATCGCAGCCGATTTTCCTCATCGAATATAAACCATTCAGGCGGTTTACCGACGATATCGGCGGCCATGATACTGTTCCCATCGGTCTGCCATAAAACCTCTAACGGTGACATGCCATACAAAACCGCATCCAGGATCTCGGAGACAATCCTTTGCATCTGCCGTTTCAATGCCTCAAACTGAGACTTGACCAGGTCAGCCGCATATTTATCCTTCCGGCTATTCGTTGCAGGCTCAATGCTCCATTCCTTACAGAGTGTGCCCGCCTTACGGCTCTGAATACAGCTAAACACATGGGCGTCTGAGATCAGCTCCCTATATACGGAAATAGACTGCCCTGTAGCCCGCAGGATCGGGTCTGGGTCCGGCAGGTATCCTGCCAAATAACCGAAATCAATCGACCGGCTGCGGGTCGCTATCTCGGTGGACAGCGTTTTTCTTTGCTGGCTCGCATCGCTGAATTTTACGTACTGCGATGGGTTAATCCATACCCCTGATAAGTTTTTTGACATTTTTCCCGAATCCTCTTAACAGTCTATTTTCCCCGCCATTCCTCTTGCGGGAAGTTACCTGTGCCCCGCCACCGGCCATTGTCTGTAATAGATCGACCGCCCCTTCAAGGGCATCAGGGCCATCATCATGATCCGTAGTAGTAGGGAAAACCAAAAGCTGCTCGATGAGCACTCCCTGGTCTCCCTGATTTTCCTGAAAACGCAAAATTCCCCGCTCTACCAGCGGAGAGAGCCGGATAATGCGAGATTCTTTTGATGTTGTATGTGTCAGACATCCACAAAATTGACCGATTTTTCTCAAGTGAAAATGTGCATGGATTACACGCCAAGCAAAGGCTTATGAGCGACCGCAAAATGGAGTCGCAGATGTAGACGTCCTTGGGCCATGACTCCTAACGCATTCATGCGTTGACATAAGTTTTCAGCGGCTTGACGATGGGCTGGTCTTTCTATCCAGTCCAATAATATGACCAGGGTATTACCTATTAGACGTACATATCCTCCCTTATGAGTTATCTTGTCCAATATTTGTTTCACATCCTGCGGTCTGGGGTAACATTGTCTGAATTCTTCAACCAAGCGTTCCCGTGCATGATAGGCAATGATTTGTACCAAATCATAGAGACGCTTTTTCTCTAAATCACAATAGCTCATTGGACTATCAAGAAGAGATTCTAACGATAGCTTGGCAGGCAACTTTTCCAGTCTCTTCTCAAGCCCTCCCTTATCTTCTGCCTTTTCCTGTCTCTCGGCTTCTATCTTTTTGATCTTGGTTAGTATTTTGGCTTTTTCCTTTTTCTGATATTCCAGTTGCAAAATGGCGCACTCACCCTCAAGCCTCCTGATTTCCTTCTCAAGAGTTTTGATAGCTGACCGAATGATATGCACCTGAGGATTATCAAACAACGGCTGCTCTTCCATCTCGTAGATCGCATATCCAGGGTGATAGTCAAAATTAAAAATGGCCATTATCTCTTTGAAAAAATTCTCTGATTTCCCCCACCGATTCAGCATGAACCAGGCAACCTTCCATGCTTCCCGATTCCTGGCGCTGGTAAATACGGACAACCTCTTTCCTGTCTCTTTACCGGTTTTTTCATCAATCATTCTTATGACTATCATTCGCACTTCTATATGACTACACTCTTGTCTGCCCTCCTTCCTGGCTGTACTGGCTGATTCGATCAACTCTTTGTCTATTTCGCCTATCTCATAGCAACCGCCACCACAGCGAAAGCCCACCCTGAATTTATCATCCGGCAGAGAAGATAGGTCCTCGTCACGAACATATTTCCCCCAGCTAACGAAATCGGCCTTAAGACTTAATTCACTGAAGAAGTGTACCCCATAGCCACCCCGATCAAAGACAAGTACAGGCCGATCAATACCATAGCCGATAATCTTATCTGCTATCCTCTCAATGATTGGTCTGAAATCTATCTCACACCCTTCAGTAATAAACATCAGAGGCCGTTTTCTTATATCGCTCACTACATAGATCTCGTTACCTTTCAGAACTTGTCTGCGTACGGTATGGTACCCTTTTGATATCAAACTTAAACCATAATAGGGTAAAAAATGCCCATCAACAAAAAATACTTCCGGATCTATGACTCCTATTTTAAGTACCTGCAAGGCAAATTTATCAATAATTGACTCGCTCAGGTTTTGCTCAGCCATCTGTTCTAAACAGCCGCGGATGGTAACCGGATCAGGACTGCGAGGCATCCCAAAAAGGGGACCAAATTGTGATGGATTCAGCAACTTGTGAGCCTCGATCGAAGGCAGACCATGAGCAAGGCCAAAAAGAATAGCCAACAGAATCTCATCTGCACGATACTGTTCATTTTCACCTGATTTATCATTTTCACCTGACTTAAACCCCATGAAAAGTTGATTGAAATTCAATTCGCATGTAAAAAGGTGATAAAAGAATAATCCTGCATAAGGAGTAGCCATCCCTTTTTGAAGCTGAGAAAGAGCTTTTTCTTCAGTAGCACAATTGGCATAAGGCGCTGATTCAACCACAAAATCATCAACTTTTTTCTTCAGTTCAGGCTCTTCATTGAAGTTAAAACTCAGTTGAACATGTTTGGTAATCCGCTCCTCCATATGACGTGTCATAGCTTCAATCTCCATGAGATCCCTTTTACTTGGAGGTGAAAGCTTAGTGGCAGCCTCAAAATGGCTTACTCTAATCCGAGCCACGGCTTGCCGGGAAACCCTGCTTTTGAGATTCTTCCCCGCCTGCACGGCAATTTGTGCGTCAGTCCAATCCGGATGATCCTCAAGAAGCCTTGTGATATGGGCCTTCATCGCAGGGGTGTAATGAATTGCCTGTTTGCGGCCGCGATCATCTTTAATCGCATGGGCAATTCCCAACAATTGCTTGGCCTTCATAGCCTCTGAAATGGTGTTGCGGTGCAATTTTACCACTTCCGATGCTTCTATTATTGAGGCCAAACCTGCTTCTACCAGTTGAATAGCTGCAATCTTTTGAGATGCAAGATCCTCTTCATAAAAGGAAGCCACAGGAACATATCGGAAAAATACCTGATTGTGAATCCGATTACCTCGTAAGGGTCGATGCTCTTCCTGACAGATGATGAATAAGTCTTTAATATGTCGACTGGTATACATGTATTTTTTATACCAGTGCAA